AAATAAAAAGATTAAAAAAGTTGTATATGGTTTAGATTATGGTTATATTGATCCTACAGCTATTGTAAAATTGACAATGTATGAAGACTTCACAATTTTTATTGAGACAAAATTATATGAGAGTGGATTAGATCCTCAACAATTGAAAGATAGAATGGACACCTTGAATATAGGTAGGGATAGAATAATTGCTGAGAGTGCTAGGCCAGAATTAACAAATTTTTTATATAAACATGGCTATAACATTCATAAGGTTAAGAAAACCACAATTATAGATGGTATAAATAAAATGTATATATTCAAAATGTTCATAAATAAGGATGATAAACATTTAATTAATGAGTTAAGAAATTATGGCTGGATGAAGGATAAGAATGATTTAATAATAGAGAAGCCTATTGATGATTTCAACCATTTAATAGATGCTATAAGGTATGCACAGACTATTTTATCAAAATCAAAAACAACATTAAAAATATATTAAATTATGGATATAAATTTGAGTATATTAGATATAGATAATAATAGGGTTGGAACAGAAGGTGGAACAAAGAAAATAAATATAGTGGAAAGAAAAATTGATAGACCATCTTTTTGTTCTAATTCACAAAAAGATAAGTTTATGATAGATAATAGAACAGGAAAATTAGATGCAGGCAGGTTCCCAGCCCAGATGTTTATACAACCAGATATATTAGAAAAAGACAAAATTCTAAATAAAATAGATTTTACAGAAGAAGACCAATGGATTATTTTATAGAAATAAACAACACAAAATATATTATAAAAAAACTACATGAGATTTCATTAACAGAATATAATGATGTATATAAAATTATTCAGGATCAAGATTACACAGGTTTATTATATATGTTGAGTGATATACCTTCTGAGTTAGCGAGGTATATACCTACAGAAGAGATAAAAAAGATTGAATGGAATAATATAATAAATGAGCCAATTTCAACTCACAAATTAAAAAAATCTTATTTTGATAAAAAATTAATAGACTTGAACCTTGTGAGTGTAGGTAGGTTTATAGATTTAGATTATATTTTAACTTCTGATATAAAAAACAAATTAGAGACTATAATGGCTTTATTGTTATTGGAAGATAATTGTGATCCTGATGAAGATATTATTTTACTTATGAAACAAAAAGATAAATTATTAAAACAAATAATAAAAAATATGAGTGTATCAGAAATAACTGCACCTATAAATTATTTAACTTCATGGAGAAAAAACAAATTAAAAAGTTATGAGAATTTATTTTCAATTGAAGAAGAGGAAGATGATGGTGATTATGAAGAAGGAGAAGAGCCAGAAGAAGTAGAAACTGATGATACAGGTTGGGCAGGAATATGTTATGATAATGCTAAGGAGTTTTATTATATCAATAACAAAAATATATTTGATGCGCCACTAACAAGTTTTTTGAATTGGTTAAGTTGGAAGAAAAGATCAATAGATTTAGAAAATGAGAGGTTGAAAAAACAAACAAGTGGTTTTTAACTTTTATATAAAAAATAATTAATTAAAATGAGCCAGGTAAGTATAAAAACAATAATCACAAGACTTGAAACATTCGCAACAAGTCATAAACAGATAAACCAATTTGGTTTTGGAGAATTATATAACATATCAACAAAAGATTTATTATATCCATATATGCATGTCATGCCAGTATCTACAAATAAGATAAATAGTTTATCAAAATTAAACCTTGAAATATATATTATGGATTTGGAGAGAGGTGATAATTTATTAGATATAATGAGTAATTTATATATGATTGGTAATGATATAGTCACAGAATTTATGGAGAGTGATGAAGACTATGGGTTTTCTATAAACACAGAAAATATAACTACTAATCCATTCACAGGAAAATTTGATGATTTAACAGCTGGTTGGAATTGGAAAGTTGAAGTTGATTTTATACAGACAAATAATTCATGTACAATACCTAAAAAATAATAAAATAAAATGACAAAGATTATAAAAGTAATAGAATTGTTTTCTGGTATAGGATCACAAACACAGGCATTAAAAAACCAAAATATAGAACATGAAGTTGTAGGTATAAGTGAGTGGAGTATAAATTCAATTATATCTTATGGTGAAATACATACACCTGATCCTAATTATATACCATTAAAAAAAGAGGATATATTAGAAAGATTAAAAGATTGTACTTTTTCTTCAGATACAAAAAAACCAACAAAAATAAAAAGATTGAAAGAAGATAAATTAAATTTATTATATAAAAATCACATTAATAGTAAAAATTTAGGTTCTATAATGGATATTGATGGTTCAAAATTAAATTGTGATTTATTAACATATTCATTTCCTTGCCAAGATATATCTATATTAGGAAAACAAACTGGTTTGTATGATGGTAAGAGTAGTTCATTATTATGGGAAGTTGGTAGATTATTAGGTGAGATTAAAGAATTGCCAGAAATTTTATTGATGGAGAATGTTGATGCTATTTTACATAAACCACATATTGAAGGTTTTAATAAATGGAAAGATTTTCTAAAAAACAAAGGTTATTATAATTATGTTTTAGTTTTAAAAGCAAGTAATTATGATATACCACAAAATAGAAATAGATGTTATATGGTTTCATCATTAAAAGAAATTGATAACATTGAAGAAAATGTTAAAGGAACTATGACAAAATTGAGAATTAAAGATATTCTTGAACCTATAGATGAAAAGTATTTGAGACCTGATATGGAAAATTATTTACCTAATGATATAAAATTTAATAATACAAAAAATAATATAAAACATATAAATTTAATAAGTTATTCTAAGTGGAAATCTGATTCAAAAATATATAATATAGATTCAATTGCACCAACACTAACAACAAGTCTCTCATTACATATTTTATTAAATGATAATAAAATAAAAAAATTAACAACATTAGAATGTTGGAAATTAATGGGGTTTACAAAGAAAGAATATAATAAAGTTTGTGATATACATACTGATAGAGAATTATATAAACAAGCTGGTAATTCTATTGTGGTGAATGTTTTAGAAAAGATTTTTAATATAATATACCTACAAAATAAATTATAAATAATGACTATACAAGATAAACTACAAACAATAGGTGATGAGATAGTAAAAGAAATACAGAGTAGAATTGATGCAGCTGGTATATCACATACTGGTAAATTAAGAAATAATATAACTGTGTTAGTTAATACTAATTCAATTGATATAAAAATGCAGGATTATGCACAATTTGTTAATGATGGAACTAGACCACATCATCTAAATAGTAAAGGTGTTCAGAGTATAATAGCCTGGGCAGCAAGTAAAAACCTACCACCTTGGGGAGTTATAACAAACATATCGAAATATGGAACAAAACCTCACCCATTTCTAACAAATATAGACAAAAGTATAGATGATATAGTCAAACAGAATCTAAATTTAGTCATGAATGATATAAATAAGGAGATATATGACAGGTTATCTGTATCACTGAAGCCATAAAAACAAAAAATTATTAATATACTTTTATATAAAAATAAAATATATTAATGTCTATAACTAAAACACAATTACCAGACAATTTACATTCAGTTTTCTTACCAACATACTATACTTATAAGACAAATTTAACAACATCTACAAATTTTTACTATAAATATAGTCTAACAGACATGGATGGTGTGTTTTTTAATGGTACAACAGTGCCTTTAGAGGACAAATTAAGCTTTAATGATCCTACAGAGATACTAAAATCAAAAACTTCATTCAATTTCAATCCTAGTATAACCTCTATAAGTAATATAGAAGACAATGTTGTTGTTTATAATGAGAGTGTTGAGGAATATAGTGGTGGAACAGAAACCTCTTGGTTAGTTAAAACAGGATTAAGATATTCAGATCCAGATTTTTCTCCTGATAATTACATACCAGGTTATTCTGATACAACAGATTTTTTAGTTAGCATGCCAGTTAATCATAATATAAGAGCAACAGATGATTTCACTTTTAGAACATATAATGGTAATTTGAATGTCGAACCAACAGCAACAAATGTCGCAAAAATATACCAAACATATATGACTATAACATTTGTAGCAGGTACAGGAATAGATAAAATTATTGTTTTGGGTGAGGCTAATCCATATTGGAATGCTACTGCTTCTGATCAATATACAGCAAGCACAAGTGGAGATGATTATATGATAGAATTACCAGTAGGATTAAATAATTGGAAAAACACAAAGTTTTATTTAAGATATATTTATCCAGAAGTAGGAGCAAATATAAGTACAAATACATTATTATATTTATACACTGATGGAACAAATAAATTAACATTTACTTACTTAGGAGTAGATTATACAAATTATATTGAGAAATATGAAATACATGGTTATACATGGCCAAATGGAACAGGTGGACAGGTGACAAAGAAGCACACTTTTACAATTGTAGAAGATTGTAATTTTACAAGTATAAATGTTGCCTGGGAAAATACAAAAGGCGGAGTAGATTATTATTTATTTCAAAAAGCAAATGAAAAGAATATATCTATGAATAAAGATATTTATAATCAAAATATAAACACCTTGAATTTTGACACAGAAAAAGTTGTAAAGAATAATTATAATAAAGGAATGAATGTTTACAGGAATGAGGTTGAGACATGGTATGAATTACACACAGATTTTTTGAATCAATCACAAATAGATGGTCTAGAGGATCTTTTTCATTCAACAGAAGTTTATATGAATATAAATAGTGAGTGGGTCAGTGTTATAAGTTTAGAGAAGAAAGCCATAATTTATAATAAGAAAAGAAAAGGATTAAAAAAATATAAATTAAAATTTTTAATTTCACAAAATAATGTAAGATATTAATGATTGAATTATATGCTAAGACACAAAAAAATATATATAAATCTTCTATTGTTTCTACAAAAACAAATACAGAGTTTTTATATTTTTATAATAATGATAAAACAGATAAAGAGGCAACATATTTAGAATATAATGCAATAAGATTATATAAAAAAGGAAAAATATATCTAAATGATATATTTGAGGAAACAGGAGAATATGAAATAACATTCAAGATTCATTATGTTAATAATACTTCTACAGGTGGATTATATATTAGAGCTGTTGATGTTGATGGTTCAGATTATACATATGCTCCACTTTTTGAGAATTATTTTGGACCTACAGAATTTCAGACAGATGGAACATATACTAAAAAAATTACAAAGGCAGGAAACAATAAAGATTTATTTTTTGCTATTGATGGTGATGATGATGTTTATATTTATGATATAAACATCACAACAATAACTGGACTTATAAACACACACACCACTTCAATTTTTAATACAACAACAGTAGAACCATATTACTGGCTTCAATTAGGCGTTGATGAAAAAGCTGATATGGTTTTATCAAAGTCTTTAAAAGATATAATGGAGCCAGATAAAATAAAAAGTTTATATTCACAAACATTTTTATTACCAGCAACAGAAATTAACCAAAAGTTTTTTGGTTATTTGAACCATAATGATTCAGATCCATTTTTCAATGTTTTAACATTACAAAAATGTTTTTTGGTTGTAAATGGAATTGATATAGGGTTAGGAAATTTAGAATTAAAAAATATAATAACAACAGACACAGGTTCAAAATACTTTAATGTTTTATATAAAAGTGATGCTATAGATATATTCACAATTTTAACAGATAAATTATTAATGAATTTAGAAACTGATTTTAGTATAGATACAAGTATATCAAATATAGAAAGTTTAGTGAGTGCTTATGATAATGGTAAAGAATTAGTTGAAGCAAACCAAGATTATTCATTTGGTATAATGAATAGAGGTAAGCAAATGGAAACAGGAGATTATATGAATACTTTTTCATATAATAGTCAAGAGATAGCCAACACAAAAGGTTTATTAGGTAAAGATATGATACCAGTTATTCCAGCTAAAACTATATTAACAAATATGTTTACTAATGAAGGTTATACTATAGATGGAAGTTTATTTGATGATGATATTTTTAAGAGTTTAGTAGTACCATTATATTCACCAATTATAACTAATGAGGTTAGTGAATATGATGAACAAGAAATAATAACTCCAGAATTTACACATTGTTTAGCAACTGTTAATAGTTTAGTAGGAAGAAATATAGATGGTGATTTTGCTGTTTTAGGAGAATCATATAACGTTGCACATGCTGATGAATATCAAAATTTTAATTATGGTAGACGCCCTACGTTGCTATATAATTCAATTTCTATTTTAAATACTCAACCATTGGGCTGGTGGACACTTTCACCAAGAAAAGACCAAAGAACAAACATAAGAATTACAGGAGAAATAAATGTTTTTGGTGGAGCATTGGTAAGTGGTTCTGATTTTTATGATGAATATGAATTAGATTTATATATTGTATATCCTACAACAGATGGTTTACATGCTTCTGGACAAAAGGTAAAAACATGGAATAATAAATTAAAATGGGATAATGATGAAGATGAAGAAGATTATTTAGTAATAGGAGACAACACAACAACAATAGATTTTTTATTACCTGCTGTTTATTTGTATAAAGATGAAACATTTAGTAATGATGCAGCACCATTTCTAAAATTTAAGATTAAAAAAATTGATACAATTGGAGGTTCAACTGGACAAGAAATACAATTCAGGTGGGACTTTAATTTAAAATTAGAAAGTGAAGTAGAAAATATAGAATTTGTATATCCTGATATTTTACAGGAGCCTATGTTATATTTAGGTGATGATGAATTAACACAAATGAAATATATAAAAACATTAACAAATATGTTTAATTTGTATATTAGTGTAGATAAATATGAAAAGATTATTAGTTTTGATATACATAATGAGTTTTACCTTGATGATAGTTATGATTTAACTGAAAAAATTATATTAGATAAAAAAATTGATAAGAAGATTTTATCTTTAATAACTCCAAGAATAAATAATTTTTTATTTAAGGAATATAATTTAGTTGAGAATGATAAATACTTTAATGATTTTAATGAAAAGGTTGGTAATCTAAAATATATATCAGATAATGAACAATCTAAAATAAAATCAGATTATATGAATTCATCTATATTCATTTTCTCTAAAGATAAACAAATGAGAATTGATAGTGGTTCTACTGATAGTGTTAGTTTTAATATGGCTGAAATAAAAAGATTTGATGATGAAAATAATCCTATATTAAAAAATGAATATAATATACCTTTTAATTTTATGTTTTTGAATAAAGCTACAACAGCATCAAACATGACACTTAGAGATATAGAATTAAATACTGAAACAATTAAACCTATTATTATTTCAAATAGAAATGATGTTGATAATAAATTTCATTTAACCTATAAGACACCAAAAAGAGTTTATACAGATATAAATTATGATTATGATAATTTATTCACAAATTACTGGAAGGATTATATAGGCTCCTTTAGTGATAAAAATTCTTATATGTTAATTGCTGAATTTTGGCTTGATGCTTTAGATTTTGTGAAATTAAAAATGAACACATTAGTGAGAATACAAAATGAACTATATTTTATAAATAAAATTAAAAATTGGTCACCATTGAAACCTACACAAATAGAATTATATAAATTAAATAAAAGAAATATAGGAAATACTGAACCTACTGAATATATACCAAAAGAAGAAATACCAAGTGGTTCAGATAGTATAAATATAAACACTGATATAATTGGTGTTGAAAATACAATTATAGATTTGATTGATAGTTCTGTAAATGGTGATGCAAACACAATAAGTAATTCTTCAAATCTTATAGTAATAAATGATAATAATTCAATAATGAGTACAAGTGATTCTACAATTTCAGGTGAGAATAATATAGTAAATAATTCAACAAATATAACAATGACAAGTTGTGAAGGAGTAACATTAACAAATTGTTCTAATTTAATTATAACAGATGAAATAGGAACATCATATATTAATAATGTAAAAGTTGAAACTGGACAACAAACAAATATCATGACTACTGGTGGATTAAATGTTACACAAGAACCTTTTACTGATGCTGGAATTATTGATTCAGGAGAAGATGAAATATATGAAGATAATTGGATTGATAGTATGAAAAAACAAGATGGAAACCAATAATATGTGTAATTGTAAAAATGTAGAAATAGGATCTTATGATAATCAAGTAATAAGATTAAGTTGGTGGAATAATAAAGAAATATGTATTGATAAATGTATTGTGGATGAAATAGAATTGTTATGGGATAATGAAATAAGGACAGAAGGTTGTTGTTGTGGACATAATAAATTAAAAGCTATGATAAATGTTCATGAAGGACATCACCAAAGAATGATTAATTTAGGTTATAAATTCTGGATTAATATACATGATACTATTTGTTATGAACCAAAATCATGTTAAAAAACAAAATTTTCATAATATACTTTTATATAAAAAATTAACAATTAATAATGTCAAATAATTTAGAAATTTTTAACAGAAGAATGACTTTAAAAAGATCAAGTATATCTTCTGAGGTTCCTACAATCCCAAGTGGCTCAACAGCGGTAGATGTTTTAGATCATACACAAGGTGGATGGTTAGTAACAGATTTATATGATGGAGAATTATTCTTAAACACATCAGATGATAGAATATGGGGTAGATTTGGTGATGAAATTGTAGAAATTGCTTCTTCATCAGGTACTTCAAGTTTTTTAGAATTATCTGACACACCAGGTTCATATTCAGCTTCAACAATACTAGCTGTAAATGCTGCTGGTAATGCTGTTGAATTTATAACAAATACAATAGCAACAACAATAACAAATTTAACAGACACACCTTCAGGTATAACTAATGATATGATATTAGTTGGTGAGAGTGGTTCATATGTAGAAAAAGATTATATAAATAGTTTTGAGCAATTAACAGGAGGCACAACATTTTCTGGTAATGGCATGGAATTAATTAGAATAAATGGAGCCGAGACAAGTTTAGAAAGTGTAGAAGGTTCAAGTTTATTTGTAGATTTAATTAATAACCAAACAATAGAAGGTGATAAAAGTTTTAGTGATGATGTTAATTTATCAGGAACCACAACATTTACAAATTTATATGACACAGAAGGAAATTATTTTGATGAAATAATTACAGACACAGGTTTAACATTTGCTTCTAACACAAACATAGGTTCAGCATTAGCTGTAAAAACATATATTGATGAAAAAGTTATAACAGCTGTAGGTGGAAGTTATGTTCCTATTTCTGGTGACGTGACAATTCTTGATACAAAAACTTTTAGTGGTGCTACTATATTTAGTGATGATGTTACTATAAATGGAGACACAAACATTAAGAATATATTTCAAAATATAGCAACCTACCATTATTACGGAACAGAAAGTGTAGATGGTAGTTATAGAACATTTATAAACACATTAGGTTATTTAGAAACACAAAAAAGAACAAGTGGTGTTTGGACATTTGAAGCACAAATATAAAAAGAATATAAAAATATGAGAGTAAAACAATTTGAAATTAATAACACATTTGATGCTAGTGGTGTTACAAATATAACTGGAATAACTGAATTAGTTAGTTCTGCTTCAACACATTATGAATTAGCAACAGCAAAAGCTGTATATGATATTGAAGGTGAATTAACTGGAAATTATTATTTGACTGCTGTAAGTGGTTCTGGAAATACAAATCCTGTAACATTTACAATGGAAGGAACTACTGATGTTGAGTGGGATCCTACACACAATCATGATGAAAGATACTATACAGAAACAGAGACAGATGCTAATTTCCTTTCAGGTGATACAAGTTTAGATGATTTAACAACAACAATAACAGATACACAAGTCGCTTATAGTGATGGGACTAATTTAGTTGGATCTGCTGATTTAACTTTTAACACTAATGAATTAAAAGTTAATGGTACAATATATTCAGAAGGAACGAATGGTTCTTTACCAATAACTGGTTCAGGAACAAGATTTATGTGGATCCCAAACAAAGCTGCTTTTAGAATAGGACTTGTAACAGCAGATCAATGGGATATATTGAATGTTGGTTATAGATCTTTTGCTGGTGGGTATAATTGTATATCCCAAGGTAATAATTCTTTTTCATTTGGTACTACAAATACTGCTACAGGAACTGATTCTTTTGCAATTGGTAATAGAGCTGGTTCAAATCATACAGGAACTTTTACTTGGTCTGATAGAACTGGTACAGATTTTAATAGTACAGATCAATCACAATTTTTAATTAGAGCTTCAAATGGTGTAGGTATAAATACAAATTCACCAACATCTTCATTAACTATATCAGGTGACACTACATTTAATGGTAATATAATTTTTGATAGTCAAACAATAAGTGGAATAACAACAGATTTGAGTGTATCAGCAACAATAAATGAATTAGCAACAGCAGATGCTATAAAGGCTTATGTAGGTGGAACTACTGGAACAACAATAACAGATACACAAGTCGCTTATAGTGATGGAAATAATTTGATTGGTTCTACTGGATTGACATATAATGTTAGTGGTTTAAGTATTGGTGGAGAATTAAACGTATATGATAATATAAATTTAATAAATGGTACTGATAGCTTTATAAAAGTAGGAGAAATAACAGGTAGTGCTGTTTCACAAGGTGGAATAGTATGTTCTAATTATTACACAACAAATGATCCAGTAATGGCATTTTTCTCATATAATACTACAGCTGAAAATAATACTTATTTTGGTGGTGGTTTGGGTTCTTATAATTCTGCTACTAAATTACAATTTTGGACAAGTGATGCTGGTATAAATGATAGTGCTGGATCAAAGCGAATGTTAATTACTAAAGACGGAATTGAAATGTATGTAGGTTTGGATGTTGAAGGATATTTAACTATAACTGGTGACACAACATTACATGGTAATATAATTTTTGATGGAGAAACAATAACTGGATTAACTGATGTTGAAGACACTTTAATTTCAGAATTAAATGTTCAACATCTTATAGTAGATACAATTTCAGCAACAACAATACATGGAGCAACATTAGTAAATTTAACAGACACAACAATTACAAGTCCTACAGAAGGACAAACATTATATTATAGTGGTGGAACATGGATTAATAAAACCTGTTCTTGTTTATCTACAAGTGGTGATACAATTATTTTAAGTGGTGATACAGTAGTAGATGGTGGTTTTTCTGCTGATAGTATATCATTTAATGATGGTGATTTAATAACAGATATAGTAGATGTTTTAGATTCAGGATCAACAGCTAATGAATTAGCTACAGCTTCTGCTATTACAAATTATGTAGATGCAAATTCATATTGGGATAGAAGTGGATCAATAATTTCACCTGTAACATCAACAGATAATTTAGCTATTGGTGGTAATATAACAGGTGGTACAGAAAACCAAAGTTATTTGAGTACAGACCAAATGGCTTTATCACAATTACATGGTGGTGCTTATTTTGGTAGAGTTGGAATAACTGAAAATCAATTATATTTGAGTAATATAGGTGATACATGGACAGCAAAAGATAGTTCAAGAACTTGGGATAGTGTTGCAATGTCAAGTGATGGTAAGATACAGACAGCTGTTGCAACTGGTTATATTTATATTTCAAATGATTATGGATATACATGGACAGCAAAAGATAGTTCTAGATCTTGGAGAGGAATAGCAATGTCAAGTGATGGTAAGATACAGACAGCTGTTGCAATTGGTTATATTTATATTTCAAATGATTATGGATATACATGGACAGCAAAAGATAGTTCTAGATATTGGAGAGGAATAGCAATGTCAAGTGATGGTAAGATACAGACAGCTGTTGAATATCATGGTGAGATTTTTGTATCAAATGATTATGGATATACATGGACACAAAAAGCAACATCAGAAGAATGGAGTGGCATTGCAATGTCTAGTGATGGTAAAATACAGACAGCTGTTGAATATCATGGTTATATTTATATTTCAAATGATTATGGATATACATGGACAGCAAAAGATAGTTCAAGAACTTGGGATAGTGTTGCAATGTCAAGTGATGGTAAGATACAGACAGCTGTTGATAATGGTTATATTTATATTTCAAATGATTATGGATATACATGGACAGCAAAAGCAACATCAGAAGATTGGAGAGATATTGCAATGTCAAGTGATGGTAAGATACAGACAGCTGTTGCAACTGGTTATATTTATATTTCAAATGATTATGGATATACATGGACAGCAAAAGATAGTTCTAGATCTTGGAGAGGAATAGCAATGTCAAGTGATGGTAAGATACAGACAGCTATTGTTTATGGCGGACAATTATATGTCTCACATGCAGATTCTAACATAAATGGAAATACAAATGTTTCAACATTAACAACATCGGATCCTTCAAGTGGTTCAGCCACATGGAAATTAGGTGATGTAATAACAAGTGGAGTAACATTAGTCACAACTGATTTTGTAGAGGTTGAGATAGGTGGAACACTTTATAAAATAGCTTTAGTAGAATAAATAAAATATGGGATTATTAAAAATAAATAATAGTTTATTAACAGATAATAATAATTTGTTAAATTATACAATAGAACCTTTTATATTTACGGTAGTGGTAGGAGCAGCACAATCTATAAGTCTCCCAACATCTTCTGGTTATGAATATAATTATATAGTTAATTGGGGTGATGGAACTATAAGTGATAGTATAATTACTTATAATGATGCAAATAATACTCATATATTTGCTTCTGCCGGAACATATGATATATCAATTGAAGGTAAATGTGAGACATTTTACGTAAATAATGGAGCTATTGCTCCTTTTATAACTGAAATAAAAAGCTTTGGGAATAATATGAGATTGAAGCAAATAAACTTTAATAATTGTGTTAATTTAACAACATTACCAGATGAAAATGGTAGATTGTCCGAGGTTTTAAGTTTTAATGTATTTTGTAAGAACACATCTATAACATCTATACCAAGTGGTATATTTGATTATAATAGAGTAACAGGATCATTTACAGAAGCATTTTCTACAACAGATATAACATCTATACCAAGTGGTTTATTTGATTATAGTACTGTTAATGGTAGTTTTGTAAAAACTTTTCAGAATACACCAATAACATCTATACCAAGTGGGTTATTTGATAATTCTGTTAATGCTGGAAATTTTCAAAGTTGTTTTGATAATACAGATATAACATCTATACCTACTGGGTTATTTGATAATTGTGTTCTTACTGTAAATTTTGCAAGTGTTTTTGAAGACACACCTATAACATCTATACCTTCTGGTCTATTTGATAATACACCATTAGTGACTACATTTCAATATACATTTTATTTATGTTCTTCATTAGCATCTATACCAGATGATTTATTTAAGTATAATACAGAAGCATTAAAATTTTTAAGGACTTTTGATAGCACAAGTATAACAGAAATACCAACTGATTTATTTAGATATACAATAAAAGCCTGGGATTTCTATGCTACTTTTAATAGAAGTGATTTAACAGGTATAACATCAGGTTTATTTGATTATGTTGTTGATATGACACGATGTGATTATTGCTTCGCTGAAACAAATATAACAGAAATACCAAGTGGTTTATTTGATAATAATATAAATAATTTACAATTTTCTTATATTTTTAATAAAACACCAATTACATCTATACCAGATAATTTATTTGATAATAATATATTATCGAAAAACTTTGCTTTTTGTTTTCATGATACTAATATAACTGATATACCAGTAGATATATTTAGATATAATACAGAAGTGACAAGATTTGATTCTTGTTTTGCTAATACAAATATAACTGATATACCAGTAGATATATTTAGATATAATACAGAAGTGACAAACTTTTCTGGTGTTTTTTATGTCACTGATATAACAGGAATCACAAGTGGTATATTTGATTATAATACTGGTGTTACTGATATGAGTTTTATGTTTAGATATTGCTCATCATTAACAACAATACCAGATAATTTGTTTGATAATAATATAGAGGTTACAACTTTTCGTTATGCCTTTTCAAAGATGCCATCATTAACAGCAATACCAAGTGGGTTATTTGATTATAATACAAAAGTAGAAAGTTTTTCAAACACTTTTAGGGATGATACATCAATAACAGGCATACCTTCAGGTTTATTTGATAATTGTACAGGTGCTACATCATACGCAAATTGTTTTGATGGTATAGGAACTGGTTTGGTAGGAAATGCACCTGCGTTATGGGATTTAGTCCCGGAGCCAACAGGAACTGATTGTTTTGATGGTGCTACTAATTTAACAAATTATGCTGCTATTCCTGCTGATTGGAAATAAAGAAATATAAGTGAATTAACTAATAAAAAATAAAAAATAAATTATGGAATACATTAAATTATTCATGTTAAATATGAAAACATCCTCTTGGTTATTCAAGTGTTTAGGTTTAGGTTTAGCATGGTTTGCACCGATACAAATGAGTTTATTGACAATGTTGATACTGATAATGGTTGATATGGTTGTAAAATTATGGGCATTGAAAAAAACAAAAGAGAAAATAAGATTTAGTAGATTAGTAAGAGGTACAGGTAATAAATTAACAGCCTATTTAATGGCTATATTATCATTATTTTTATTTCAATCAACATTTTTTCTTTCTGGTATGTGGGACTTTACAACATTATTAGTTGGCTTGCTTTGTGCAGGTGAAGTTAGTTCAATTTTCAATAATATGTTTATCATAACAAAAAATAAATTATTTTTAATAATAAAAGACAAAGTAGATTTTTTAATAAAAAACAAATTAAATAATGGCGGAAGAAATAACATATAAGATTAATCTTGATGCGCAAGCAATGGAGAATTCTTTAAAGGATATCAATACAGAAATAACAACATTAAATCAATCTACAAAAGATTTAGAAGCATCACAAACTCAATTGAAAAATTCTGGTAAAGAGAATAGTGAAGCATTTACTAAAAATGCTACAAATATAAAAAATAATGAGAAACAGGTTGGTAAATTAAACAAAGAATATAAATCTACTGATAAAACATTACAAAGTACAACAAAAAGTACTGATAAAATGAGTAAAAGTGCTGCTGGAGCAACAAAAAGTACTGGTAAAATGGGTACTACTATGGGTAAAAGTGCTGGAATGTTCGGTAAATTTGGTGGAATTATAGGGTCATTACCAAAATTATTACAAGGAGCTATGGGAGCTGTAAGAGCTTTTGGTGTAGTTGTAGCAGCAAATCCAATAGGACTTATTGTGACAGCTATTGTATTATTAATGGGTTTAATGGTTGCTGCTTTAAGTAAATTTAAGCCTATAACTGAATGGATTAGTGATCAAATTGCTGGTATATCAGCTATGATTGATACGTTTGTAAATTCATTAGAGGCTATTGGTGAAATTATTAAATTGATTTTTCAAGGAGATTTTAAGGAAGCAGCAAAAGCAGCAGGAGAATTAGCGAAAGCTATGGGGGATGCTGCTGATGCACAAAAAGAATACAATAAAACTTTAAGAGAAACTGCTGTAGAAAGAGCTGTAAATGATGCGACAACAGCAAGAGCTATGACAAAAATGAAAGAGCTGGATGCTATTATTAAAGATACAACAAAAAGTGAAGTAGATAGATTAAAAGCTTCTAAAGATTTAGCAAAAGAAAAATTAGGTCAAGTAAATGATGATTTTAATACAACAAAAAAATTAGCTGATGCAGAAATAAAATTATTGAGGGATAAACATGCTACAGCAATAAAAGCATGGGAAGATGAAAATGGTAGAACATTATCAACAATAGAAGATATTGGTAAATTAACAAAAGCAAAAGCACAATTTAGGGATGATGGTATTAAAATAATAAATCAAATGAAAAATGTAGAAGAAGATAGAGCAAAGATCACAGAAGTTGAAACAAACACAATAAGAGAACAAAATAAGATAAGATTAAAAGGTTTAGCTGATACATTAAAGGCATTAAAATCACAAGTAAAATATAATGAAGCAAAAAACAAAAGTGTATTAGAAGGTGAAGCAGAATTAACACAAGATTTAATTGATGAAGAAACAAAAAGATTAGTTAATAATCAAAAAATGTTATTGAGAATAGCAAAACAAGAACATGATGCAAGATTAGTTGCTGCTGGTTCAAACACAGCACTTATCCAAGAAGCAAATTATATATATGCTACTACAAGAATAAAAATAAATGAAGACACAAATAAACAGATATTAAAGAATGATGAATTATTCATGAAGCAACAATTAACAGCTTTAGAAATACAGAGTAAATTATATTTGGAACAAAATAAAAGAGAATTAAAAGACACTACAATTGCAACACAAAAAGAAGTAGATGATAGAGTTAAAATATATAAGGAATTATTAAAGAAAAATAAAGTAATTATAGAGGAAAAAGCTACAATAGAAAAATGGTCTGCTGAAAAATTAAAATTAGAATTATTAAAAATTGATAATAAATATATTGATGATGTAGATAAATTAAATGATATAAAAACTAAGAACCAAGAAAAAACTGATGCTGATTTATTAAAATTAAAAATAGAAACTGATAAAAAACTTGCAGAAACAGAGGCACAAAAACAACAAGACACTATTGATATGAGAAATGAAAATTTCAATCAAGTTATGTCTATTTCAAATCAATTAATGGCCTTTAATGATGCTCAAAGAGATTTAGAATTAACAAAAATAAACAAAAAATATAGTGATGAAGATAAATTAGCTGAAAGAAAATTTATAAATGATAAAAAAAGATTAGAAAAACAATATAAAGATGGATTATTAACTGAATCACAATATACATCAAAATTAGATAAACTTGATGAAAATTTTAATAAAGCTAAAACAGATAGGAATGAAGATCAATTAAAAGCAGAAAATGAAGCAAAAGAAGAAGCATTTAATAAAAACAAAAAATTCCAGATAGCAAATGTAATAATGAATGCAGCATCAGCTATTATTGGGACTTGGGCTGGTTATGCTGAAATGGGTCCAGCTGGAGCAATACTTGCCGGAATACAAACAGCAATTATTGCAGCAGATGCAGTTATACAAACTTCAACAATTTCAAACACAGAATATGCCGCTGGTGGTGGTATATTAAATGGACCTTTACATGCCGCTGGTGGAATCAATATGGGTGACGTAGAAGCCGAGGGTGGAGAATATATTATAAATAGAGCCTCCACACAACGTTATACTCCATTATTAAATTCAATAAACTCTGCCGGTAATACAAATGGTGATTCAACAAATACTAGTGATATAATAGATTATGAAAGACTAGCAAATGTTTTACAAAGTAAAAAAGTTTATGTTGTATCACATGATATAAGTGATCAACAAACAGAAGATATAGATATAAAAACAAGTGTAGAATTTTAGAAAAAATATAGACTATAAACCCTATATTCATATAGGTTTTATAGGGTTTTGAAAAACAAAACATTATAAATTAACTTTTATATAAAATATAATTTTATTAAATGGAAAAAGAAGACAAAAAATTAAAAGTATATGAATTAATAATTGGAAATAAAAAGACTAATGGTATAACTGCTATGAGTTTAGTTGATTGTCCAGCTGTTGATATAGATTTTTTAACTTTTCAAAAACAAGAAAAATTAAATTTTAAGATAGAGAATGAAGAAAAAAGAATTATAACAGGTGTAGCCTTAGTTCCTGATAAACAAATATACAGATATAATTTTCAAACAGATGAAGAATACTATGTATATTTTAGTAAAATAACTGTTGAAAATTTGGCTTATGATTTTTTATTAAACAATAAACAAAACAATATAACATTACAACATTCATTAAATGGTAATGGTGTAAAATTAATTGAATCATGGTTGAGTAAAAATGAAAATGAATTAGGATTACCAACACCAAAAGGAACATGGTATGTTTCATATAAAGTAGAAAATGATGAAATATGGGAAGATGTTAAAAATGGAGAATTCAAAGGGTTTTCAGTAGAAGTTTATACAAATAAAATTAAAACAGATTTAGATATAAATTTAGATAAAGATATTAGTGAATTGACAGATGAAGAAATTGATTTGTTATTAACTAAAATTGGTGATTTATTCACTAATAAAAAATAAAATAAAAATTATGATAGCAAAAGATTTATTAGGAAAAATCACTACATTATTTAATGAAAACAAAGTTGAAGAAACTCCTGTAGTTGAAACTCCTGTAGTTGAAACTCCTGTAGTTGAAAAAGATACTAAAATTGATCTTGAAGAAACTCCAGTTGTTGAAGAAGAAATTAAAGTTGATTTAGTAGATGAATTACCTAATGTTGAACCTGTAGTTGAAGAAGAAGGATTAACATTAGAAGGACTTCAAGCACAAATTGTAGATTTAGCACAAATGGTTGCTGAATTAAAAAATATAATTGAACCAGAAGGTTTAGAAGAAGTTAAAGTTGAAGAAAATAAAGAAGAAACATTAATGAAAGAAAATAAAGAATTAATGGAAAAAATAGAAATCTTAGAAAATGCTCCTGTTACAGAAGCAATTATAAATCAAGTTAAGCCAGTAATTGAGGGTGATACTGAATTTGCAAGACATCAAAGATGGATGGAAAATAATAAATAATATATTCATTTATATTATTATAAAAAAAATAATTAAAAAATTATGGCTGGATTCACAGTAAGTTCATTAACGGACTTCACACAAAAAGCTTCACAAATGTTTCAAGCGAGCGTTCTGTTTAGCGAAGATTATAAAAAATATGGTATGGAAATGAATGTTCCATATAAAAAAAGTGTAAAATATATTAGTGCAGTTGCTAGTATTCAAGATTATGCTTGTGCTTTAACAGTATCAGGAGCAACAACTTTTACGGAAAAAGATATAGAAACTAAACACATGAAATTTGAGGATAGTTTTTGTATTGCTGATTACAAAGATAAAGGTTTAGAAGATATTGATGTTATGAAAGAAACAATAAATAGTTTATCAAACCAAATAAAATTACAAACTGATGAAATGTTCTGGGTTGGTACTTCAGCAACAACATTTGCTGGTTTAGTAACACAATGGAAAGCTGATGCTGCTGTTTTAACATCTGATGTATCAATATATGCAACTGGACAAACATTATCAAATACAAATATAGATGATGCTATAGATGCAATATATAGTAATTACACACCTGCTATGAGAGATCAAGGACAAATTGTATTTCATATGAATTATAAATCTTTAGATCTATACAGAAAATGGGTTCTTAACTCATCTGCTGCATATGGTTTGATTGATGCTGGTGTAGATAACACAAATGAATATAAAATATATGGTATACCTAATGCAATAATAAGAGCAGAAGCTTATATCGCTGATAATGAAATATATGCAACTTATGATAAAAACATAATCAGAGTTTATGATGAAAAGGAAAATATCTCAGGACTTAGACTTGTAGCTGACCCTTATAAACCAGAAGAAGTTTTTTATATCATGGCACAATGGAAATTTGGTGTTTCATATAAATTTGGAGCAGAAGTTGTAAGATTAAAGAATGCGTAAATATAAACTAAAAGTGGATATTTTATATATCCACTTTTTATTAAAAAAATAAAAATAAAATTATGAGCTGTTTAATAAATGCTGGTATAGATAGAGGTTGTAGAGATAATGCAGGTGGAATGTATACGTTATATTTAACAAACTACCCAACAGGTATCACTTCAATGAGTGATTATGCTGGTGAAGATGTTAATGAAATAATTACGAGTTTTTCAGGTATAACTGGATGGTATGAATTCACACCAAATAAAATTTCTTCAGACTTTACTGAAACATATCAAGTGTCATTAGAAAATGGTACTGTTGGATATGAACAAAAAATAAATGCAATTTTTAGCAAAATGACTGGCGAGAAAAGATTACAAATAAGATCTTTAACAGCTGGAAATTTCTTAGCAATTGTAAAAGACAAGAATGGTAAATTCTGGTTATGTGGTGCCGAAGATGGTATCAATGTATCAGGTGGTTCTGCTATGACTGGTAAAGCTTTAAGTGATCTTAATGGATATACTTTAGAGTTTACAGCAATGGAAGGTCAACCAGCTAGTGAGGTTGATGAAGATGCTATTACTTTGTTATAATCTATAATGTAATAATGATAAAAGACTATAATTAATTTTATGGTCTTTTTTTATAATAAAAAAACAAAACACAAGATATATACTTTTATATAAAAATAAATAATAACAATGGTTTTTAGTAATTCAGGAATAAATTATATAACAATAGGAACAGATGATTATTATACTTTAGCATCAGGTAACACAATAAAAATTACTTCACAAGAAACAAATGAAGAAAAAGAAATAATAGCCTCAGGTTATACAAATGATAGATATACTGAGTGGGAATTTACTTTAGTTGAAAATTATGATGATGAAGTTTTATCAGCACAAACTATGTATTTAACAAGAGGTTTTTATGATATCAAAATATATAATTCAACATCTGTTATTTATGAAAATGTTTTATTTGTAAATATAAATATACCAACAATAAATACAATTGATGATGATGATATTATTTATACAATAAATGATTAAAAAAATAAAATAAAAATTATGGATATACAAGCCTTCAATTTTTTTGATAAAAATTATGAGAAACCAGTAATATATGAAGATCAAGAAAATGATCTTGTGTCTTTTGGTAAAGATAATAGATTACCTTATGATCTATTAAATTATTATACAAATAGTTCAATTCATAGAGCAATTATTCAAAAGAAAACAAATATGTTTAATGGTACAGGAATTATGTTTGAAAATGTAGATGATAAAATTGATAAGAAAACACAAAAATTTATTGATAAAGTTAATCCACAACAAAATATGGAACAACTTTTATCACAAATAGGACTAGACTTTTTTATTTATGGTGGTTCATATTTACAAATTATATGGAGTAGGAATGGTAAAAGTATAGTTGAAATATATCACATGCCTTTTTATAAAATGAGAAGTGGAAAAATTAATAGTAAAAATAATGTTGAAGAATTTTATTATAATCCTTCAAATGAAAAAACAGATGAATATAGAAGATATACAATGGAAGATGGTTTAATAAAATTTGTATCTTTTAATACAGAAAAGAATAAGAGTAAACCTCAAATTTTGTATATTAAAAAAGATGAACCATCAAATGATTATTATGCTTATCCAGATTACATTTCAAGTTTAGTAGATTTAGACACAAATGTTGAAATTAGTAATTTTCATAATTCAGCCTTATATAATGGATTCAATCCAGGTATGATGGTTATATTTGAAGGTGTTGAACCTTCTATGGAAGAAAAAGATACCTTCATGAAAGGTATAAATGCGAAATATAAAGGTAGTGATAATGCTGGTAGAGTAATTGTTTTTTATTCTGACGGTGAAAATGCTCCACAAATTAAACAATTAGAAATTTCTAATATGGATAAGAAATTTGAAGTTTTAGAAAAAACTATAACTAATAATATAGTAAGTGGGCATCAAATACCTAGATGTTTAGCTTCTTTAGAACAACCAGGAAGTTTGGGAAATACAAAAGAATTAATTAGTGCGACACAAGTTTTTATTGAATCATATATTAAACCATATCAAAAATTAATTTTATTAACAATAAATAAAATTATGAATATAAATAAAATGTCTGAAATAGAAATTCTAAACCCAAATATGAATATGATTAATACTGTTATAAGTACTGATGTTTTAACTACAAACGAAAGAAGAAATTATTTAGGATATGAAGATTTAGAAGATGAAATAAAAGACACAACAGAAGAAGTTATAGAGGATAAAGGTGATGAAGTTGAAATAACTGATGATAATTTTATTAAGAAAATTATAAAAAAAATTAAAAAATAATGGCGAAAATTAAACTTATTGGGGAACAATTCATTAAAGATTATTCACCAGTCATGCAAAATGTATCTACACAATTTTTATCCATGCACATCTTAGAATCACAAGATATAGAATTGAGATATGTTATAGGTGATAATTTACTAGCAGAAATTATATCAGGATATACAGGTTATGCTGAAAATCCAGGTGGTGATATTGATGATTATGTTGTAGAAAAAAATCAAATTCTAAGAGATAATTATATAAAATATATTTTATTATATTATACATTATATAGATCAGCCCCAGATTTTGATTCAAAAATTACAAATAAAGGAATAGAACAACAACATTCAGATTATTCAGTGAATAAAATATCCTATGAAAATAGGAGAAAAGGTTATAAAAATGATGCTGAATCATATGTAGCCAGAATGTTAGATTATTTAGAAACAAATATAGCAACATATCCATTATATGCAACTTTTATTGGTTGTAATGGAGAAAAAAGTTTTGACAATGGATGGTATCTTGGTTCAGACTTATAAAAAAATAAATAGAAATTAAGTGGCTTAACTTATTAAAAATAATAAAAATTATGAAAAAGAAAATAGTAAAAAAAGGAACACCAAAAAAGATGGATCAGGAAAAGGAAAAAGAGTAAATAAAGGTAGAGGAGGTTGTGCTACTCCAAAAAAATAATTACATAACTGAAAGAATAAGTTATATAATGGAAACAAAAAATCAACCAATTCTACTATAATTTATGAATAAAAAGTTTTGTTTATTTTTAGAGAGCGATCAGGTTTAATGTCATTCCTGACGCTCTTTTTTATTTTTGTAATCTTTTGATTATTTCTTTTGCCTTATCATCAGCCATCTTCATCTCAATTTGTTTATTAACATTAACTCTCTTCTTAGCAATCTCAAATCTTCTGTTAAATCTTGGCTTCCATAAATTAATCCAAAAGTCTTCTCGCTTGCGCTTATCAGCTAAATCACAATACTCAATCACCCTAATTTCGCAGGAATTGTCCCTAATGTACTTGTGCTTTTCTGGGTGCATTATATTCTGCTTATGTTCTTTCCCTCTCTGTTTAATAGATCTCTTTGTTGAACCTATATATACCACTTCCTGTGTGTCCTTATTTATTATCTTATATATCTTAATTTCCTTCATTTAGTATACGAGTTAATTTTTTCTCCCTTAGAAATTGTTGGAATTCTTTATTGTAATCATTTGAAATACTTAACCCTTTGGGTATAAATATATCAGAATGTATTTTGTATTGTGAAAGATAGTTATATACCGTTTGATGCGATTCTTTACTATAATTATTATCTATTAACCAATTGAAATACTTTAATTTGTCATCCATAATTATCAATTATTTTTTAGTTGTTGTTTCTACTAATTATATATATTGATATAATAATATGAAAATGTGATATATGGCTATTTCTTTAAAGAATTTCTTTT